TTAAACAGCAAAAGCAAGGTATTCAACAATTTTATAATTTAGATAATGTATTACAGTCTAAAAACCTTGATACAGTCTATATAACAGAGGGAGAATTTGATCTCTGTGCTTTATATGAAAGTGGTTTTGCTATAGATAGTATACTAAGTGTGCCTAACGGCGCTCCAGCCTCAAATATGAACGATATAAACGCATCTAGGAAGTATAAATATGTATTAGATGGATTGGAACAAGGATTAGATGATGTTAATTGTTTTATATTGCTTACAGATAATGATGAACAAGGACGATATTTACGAGATGATTTAGCTGGTTTATTAGGGCATGGAAAATGTAAATTTATAGATTATCCCGAAGATTGTAAGGATGTTAATGATTTATTACAGAAATTAGGTAAGGAAGAACTACAATGGTATATAAAAGAAAGTCTAATACCTTTTCCTATTGAGGGTGTATATTCATTAGATGAAATACCAGAACCAGCTCCCATAACCTTATATAATCCTAGTTTTGATGGATGGTATGATAAGATTATGATTGGTAGTGGTATGGTAAGTGTATTTACAGGTTATCCGGGACATGGGAAAACAACTTTTGCTTTGCAGTTATGGGCACATATAGTTAAGCATTATAATATTAATATAGGGGTATTCAGTGGAGAAACGAGAATTAAACCTTATGTAAGAAGACATTTAAGAACATTTTATTATCAAAAATTGGAAAATAGTTTAAGCCCAGAGGAATGTGATGAAGCTGATAGATGGATAAGAGATCATTTTTATTTCGTCAATCATCCTAATAATGCACCAGAGTTTAATTGGATATGTGAAAGAATAAGAGATATGAAAGCACGATTTGGTATTAGTGCTTTTATTCTTGATCCTTTTAATAAGTTAGAAATGCCTTCTTTTAGTGGTGGCAGCGAAACACAATTTATAGGGAGATGTTTAGATGATTTATGTATGTTAGCTAAATTACTGGATATACATATAATGGTATTAGCCCATCCAGCCAAACCAGATGTTAAGGTAGGGGCAACAGCACCAACAGCCTATTCTATTGCAGGTTCTGCCCATTGGTACAATAAACCAGACCATATCTTTAGTTTATGGCGACCAAAGTTTACTAATGATGATGGTAGTCGTTGTACTGATAGCCATTTAACAGTATGGAAAACACGATACGAAGAATTAGGATATCCTAGAGTTATGGATATGAATTATAATATTGATAATGGTTGTTTTGAAAGTAATGATAAACCTCAAGATTATCAAGCTAATAGAAAAGATATATATGGATAAGGAGAATAATATGTCATTAAGATTTATTTTAACAGCAAAAGAGAAACAAAGGTCTATAGCTCTTAAGTTAGGAATATCAGAGAGTTATTTAAGTTTAATATTATCAGGAAAGCGTAACCCTAGTATTAAAGTCGCTAAAAGAATATCTAGACTATTCCATATAAGTTTAGATACTATTTTTAAGGAGAGATAATTATGCAGGAAAAATCTTTCTTCTTTGGACTCTATTGTGCAGACTTCTTAGTAGATACTAACCATTTAAGTAATCAAGCTGTTGGTTGTTATATTAAGCTACTCTGTCGTATGTTCCTAGAACGAAATTGTGCCTTACAATATAAACATGCTCATAAGATATGTGGCTTTGCATCTGAAGGGAAAAACTGGAAGACATTATGGTCAGAAGAATTAGAACCTTTATTTATACCAAGTAAGGACAAAGGATTCTTTACTAATAAGAGATTAGTCCAAGAAAAGAATAAAATAGATAACATAAGACAAAGAAGAAGTGAAGCTGGTAAGTTAGGAGTAATAGCTAAAAGACAATATAGAGTTAAAAGAGCTAAAGCAAATGCTAGTAGTTTGGTTAAGCATAACATAAGCAATATAGATATAGAGATAGATAATAATACTAAAGTAATAGATAAATTTAGTTCTATTAATAAGGATAAAGACCATATTAAAGCTAATGACGTTCTAAATAAACAAGGATAAGTATATATTGGTTATACCTAAATACAGAGGTATTTCCTGCAATAAAAAAGGATATATCAAAGAGATTAAAGATATAAGGGAGATGAGGATAGGGAAACGCCACATAACAATAGTTATTTATTTATATATATAACCATAGGGGAATATAATAAGGGTTATAGTTATATATACATATACATTAATATATATAATGCAATAGTACTTATAGGGGAATGCAAAGAAGGTCCTTATACAAAAACCAAATCATATTTTTTTATTTCAATCAAAGGCTGGGGTGGTGATAGTATTGGTTTAAACCATTATGACATATATTTAAAAACTCTATAATTTGACAATAATAATATAATTATGATATTTAATAAAAAACTAACCATCTATAGGTAATTATGAAAATAGAATTAGTTAAACCAGATAGTATAAAACCTTACGATAAAAATCCTCGTAAAAATATCCACGCTATAGATTTAATTAAACAATCCATAAAAGAATTTGGTTTTAGGCAGCCCATAGTAGTTGATGAAAAAAATATAATATTAGTGGGGCATACAAGATTATTGGCTTCTAAAGAATTAGGTTTAAAAGAAGTACCTATACATAGAGCTGAAGGTTTAACGGATAATCAAAAGAAAGCATATAGGATTATGGATAATAAATCTGCTGAAACTGCGGATTGGGATTATGATTTATTAAAATTAGAAATTATGGATATGCCAGATGAATTTAAAATATTAACTGGTTTCGAAGAAGATGAAATAGAAAATCTTTTAACAGGATGGCAAAGTGATATTGAAGATTTAAAAGAAATAGACGGGGTACATTTAGATCCTCTTAAATCTATAATAAAAATAGAACTAGATGGGAACTATAAAGATACAGTAGAAGATATTATTAAAAAGTATTGTGATTCTCATAATATTCCAATAGAGATTAAATAATGAATAAATTAAATATATTAATTTCTTATCCATATTGTTCTAATAATTTAATGAAAAATATGCAAAAATTTCCAAAAGATAATATAAGATTTTTATTAGATTGTGGTGCTTATACGGCTTGGACAAGTGGTAAAAAAATAGAACTAGATGATTATTGTAAATTTATTGAAAATTGTAAACCAAAACCTTGGAGATATTTTACTTTAGATGTAATAGGTAATCCAGAAATAACTGCTACTAATTTTGAAATAATGTTACAAAGAGGATTTAAACCTGTGCCTATTTATACTCCCGGAGAAGATAAAAAAGCTATTGAATATTTTTATGGTAAAAGCGATGTTGTAGGTTTTGGAGGTATTAATGGATTCAAAGGACAAAAAAGAAAAGGTTATGTTAATGGTATAATGAAAGCGGCAAAAGGAAGAAAAGTTCATCTTTTAGGGTTTACCGATAATATTTATTTAAAAGCTTATAAACCTTATATGTGCGATAGTAGTAGTTGGGAATCAGCAAGATTTGGAAATATTAATTTATATCTTGGACAAGGTAAAATAAAAATAATTAAAAGAATCGAAAGTAAAAATAAATTTTCTATTGAAATTCATAATACTATCAAAAAGATGGGGATAAATCCTTATAACATGTCTAAAGAAAAAAGTTGGCGTGGCGGTAAATCTTTAGCCAGACAATTATGTGCAAAAAGTGGAGTATCAATGTCCGTTGATTTTGAGAAATATATTAATACTAAATATTTTTTAGCTGCCGAACCATCAGGTTACAATTTATTAGCAAATGCTTTTAAAGAATTATATTTAAAGGAAGGGATATGAATAATTTTATTATTGACCAAGGGAAATCTTTTGGAACTTGGAAAGATAATACATCTAAATTATTATATAATGATGTTATGCCTGTTCTTTTAAATGGTATAGATATATCAGGAGCAGTAGCAGATTATGGAGGAGCTAATGGATTATTAAAAAAATTTATTCCTCATATAATTACTATAGATATAGATTCTACAAAATCACCAGATATAATTGCAGATATTTTAAACCATAAAGGAAATTATGATTTAGTAATTATGAGATATTTATTACATTATTTACCAGATAAAAAAGTAAAAGATTTATTTAATAATATTTGGAATAGTGATATTAATCGTATTTTAGTAATTCAATTTATTAATGAAGATATTAAAGCTAAAAATGCAAATAGTATAAACGAAACAAAATTTTTTAGAACAGAAAAACAATTATTATCTTTAATAAATAAATGGATAATTAAACAAACTAAAAAAATTTATTATACAGTAGAAAAAGAATTTTATAAGAATAGATTAAACCATCCTAATCCAACTTCTCATGAAGAAATAATAATTTCATTGGAGCTTATTAAAAAATGATAGAATCAATTTCAACACAAATAAAAAAAAGAATTAAAGAAAATAATATTTCTTATAATGCTAATGATAATATATCTAGTTATATTAAAGACGGAGAATTAGAATTACTTGAAAAAGAAATACAAAAAAAAATTCAAGAATTATTGGAATTATTAATTATTAATACTAACGAAGATCATAATACTCAAGCTACTGCAAAAAGAGTAGCTAAAATGTATATTCAGGAAGTATTTAAAGGTAGATATTTACCTTCACCAAAAATAACAGATTTTCCTAATGTTAAAGAATTAGACCAAATTTATACAATAGGACCAATAGCTATTCGTTCTACTTGTTCTCATCATTTAGTGCCAATTATTGGTAATGCTTGGATCGGAGTAATACCTAGTAATAGAGTTATAGGTATATCAAAATTTAATAGATTAACAGATTGGATTATGTCAAGACCACAAATACAAGAAGAATCTACAGTACAATTAGCAGATGAAATTGAAAAATTAATTAAACCTAAAGCATTAGCTGTAGTGATAAAGGCAAAACATATGTGTATGTCATTGAGAGGGGTAAAAGATAATTCTTCTATGACTACTTCTATTATGAGAGGTTATTTTAAAACACATAGCGAAGCAAGAAATGAATTTTTAAATATTATTAAGGGACAAGAATATGTATAGATCTACAAAAACTTATACCCATTTAGGACCTGTAGCTTATAGACAATGGAAAGCTGATAGTCATTGTAATTTACTGCATGGTTATAGTTTGGGGTTTCGTTTTACATTTGAAGCTGCAACACTTGATGAACGAAATTGGGTCTATGACTTTGGTGATTGTAAATGGATTAAATCATTTCTGGATGATACGTTTGACCATACATTAGTTATTGCAAGTGATGATCCAGAATTGGAATTTATTAAAGA